GTATTTGATGGCTCTCTTGACGAGTTCACCTAAATCTAACATATTACCAGTCATTATATATAATTAAAAAAGAAAAAAATAATATTTAATTATAGTTCGTAAAAATACTTAAATATTAATAAGATAATTATTTATAATGAGTTTTTCTAAACCAACTAGACCCCCAGAAGGCGTAGAAGTAAAACATAATGCTGACGGAACAGAAAATGCTAAATATATTGATTTATTGGATGAAGATAAAGCAATCGCAGGACAAAAATTCGTTTGTTTATCTTTTATTTCACCGGAAGATATTTTGAAGCAAAAAGAAATGTATATGTTTCAAAACTTTATTAAGAATTGGGACTTATCCAAATCGATGGAAAAATTTACACAGTTCTTAAATTTTCTTTCTTATAAATATAGTATTGATTTTGAAAAAGTTACTAAAGACTTTCAAGAATTTACTAAAGATGAGAAAGATAACTTAATTCAAGGTTCTATTGAAGATGATTTTAAAAACTTTATGGATAATAATGAAGAGCGTCTAGAGAATGAATTTGATACAGATCATAAATTTCAAACTTCCATTCGTGGAATCAAAGTTCGTGGTTGTTTTCCTACACAACAAGAGGCAGAGTTAAGATGTAAGATGTTAAGACAAAATGATCCTAACCATGATGTATATGTAGGACCTGTTGGTATTTGGGTTCCATTCCATCCTGAAGCTTACAAGACAGGACGCGTAGAGTATATGGAAGAGACACTTAATGAGCTAATGAGTGAGAAGAAGAAGAACGAGGAGAAGGCAAAGGATGAATTTGATAATCGTGTTAAAGAGGCTAAGGTAAAAGCAATGGAGGATAATAAGAAGAAGGCAGAGGAGACTGGAGCTAAACTTACACAAACTATCAATGCTGACGGAGATTTAGTTTCTGTCGCTAATATGAACACACAAGAGAGTGCTATGGGTGAGAATGCTACATTAGATGATGTTAAGAAAGAGCTATTTGAGGGTGAAAATATTGTAACAGATAAAAATACTGACCATGGACTTACACAAGTTGAAGGTGGTAGTGATTCAACAAATGCTTAATTTATTAAGAATAAAACAATATAATAATAATAAAATATATTGTTTTAATGGTCAAAGGAAGTGATTCACAAGAAGAATCAAAAAGAAATTTATATGGTAATATTTATTTATTAGAAGATGAAATTAAAAAAATAAAACTTGAAATAGAAGAGATTAATATGAAAATTACTCAAGAATGTATTGAAAAAAATGGAAAACATGATTTTGAACGAGAAAGAGAACCAGGACTATATGGGGAATCTTATTTTGTTTGTAAACATTGTGGTTATGAATGTTGAAATAATATCATATATGAATATTAAATATTATTAATGTATTTAAATACATAATATTGTCATTATTAATAAATGGAAATTCATAATGACACTGATAATACAGTAAATACTAATGAGTATGATTCATCTTTACAAAATAAATGGTATTCTAGAGGATTTCCTTCAAATACTGCATGGGGATGGAATAAAGCAGCTCCTAAAAAATCTCTCTATGATATTGGTATGGCTGACACTGCTAATAGTTGTATGTTGAATTTTGTTGAACTGGTTCATTGGGCTCCAATAATTCCGGCATTTTTAATGGCACAATCTATATTTTATAATAGTGATAGTTGGACTAACTATTTTAACAATGACCAACAAAGAACGCTTTTATTTCTACTTTCTCCTATGATCGCTTTTTTTGGAGGTCTTCCAGGTATTATGATGCATACATATGAGGGTTGGCAAGTAGCTCCATTTAATAGTCCATTAAGAGGTGAATTAGAAGATACAAATGTGATTGTTTCTGATAAAAATAATCAATGGTTAAGAATTGTAGCTTATTTTTTTATTTTTAATATGCAGTATATTGGATTACAAGCATTTTCATATGCTGTTTTAGGTCCAAGCTATTTTTTTGGCTGTTTAAAATTTTTATCTGTTATGGGATTTTTAATAGGTTATCTGGGTAACCAAGAATATAAAGCGACATTTAATTTTAAATGGAAGGATACAGCAGGTGGCTCTACATTTCCATTAGCTTGGACTACATTAATACCATTTATAATGGCGGCATCATTAAATCTTTATGCGTTTTCAGAATTGGGGGATTTAATATTTCCAGGTCCATTCAGTATTATTAATTCACTAGCGCCACCGATTTTAATAGCATTAGGTGGTGCGATTGAAGGTTTATTCGCAGAAACAATTTTTGATCAAAAAATACACGCCTTTGCTGTAATTCTTTTTAATATGGGATTTTGGCTTCAACTTAATATGATTACAAAAGGTGGTGATATTCTTTCTGCTTCTTGTAGTAGTGAAAATTATCCAATGTTAGGAAATAACTGATTAACTGTTTATGCAATAGGATCATCCCAATTATTTAAATCATCATCTGGTAATTGAATAGAACTTTTAAAATCAAGTGGGATTTCTTCATTTTTAATTCTTTGTTCAAGTTTCCAATCCTTCTTTTTGGTATCAAAAAGTTGCTGTCTATTATAATGTATAAGCTCTTTATTTTTAATATTATACTGGTTTCTACTTTTTGAATCCATAATAATTTCAAATTCAGTACATAAAGATTGTTTTGTATCAATAAGTGAAAGATATTCTTCTTCCATAACGGTGACAACTTTAGTATTCCATTCGTTTAATTTGACATCTGGATCCTGATGCTCCCATAATTTATGATTCATCCAAGGACCCAATATATCCATTCTATATTCTATTTTATTATGTAAATTAGAATATTTCTCTCTTAGATTATGAATTCGTTCTTTCTTTTCGTCAAACTTATAATATTTGGAAATAGATAAAATAAGACTAATATAAGTTGATATAGAAATACCAACAACTGATACGCTTGGTCCAGGAGTGTCAAAAAACTCTTTGGTAGATTGTAGGAAACCAGAAACAGTTGATAGGAAAATAACAGATATTTGAATATAATTTATTTTATTATTAAGATCATCATATTCTAAGTCTAATAGTCTTTTATTTTCTTTACATTCTTTTAGAATATATAAATTATTATTAACAAAAGCTTCCAATTGATTTTTGAAAATAACAAACTGTTTTTTTGATTTAAAATTATCAGGTAAATTAATGTTTAGATTGTAATCCACACTAGGAATAACATCATTAGTAGTTTTATCCTTAATATCAATAGCAACATTTTGATTTAAGTTTTCATTAGAGTTTGATTGATTAGTTTTTTTTTTAGGTTTTTTGTCTTTGGAACCTAAGAGGTTATCCTCACTATCTAAAGTATTATTATTACTCGACATATAATAATAATACAGAAAAAATTATTACAATTATTACCATTTATTTTTACGAACATTTATTTTTGGACCAGCTCCTCGCTTTTGAACACTGTTTGGATCATAAATTTCATCTTCTTCATCACTGTCAATATCTTTAGACAATTCCCAAAATTCTTTTGATCCTAATCTAAAGTTTCCATGGTTTGCTGCTTTATACCAAAATATTTGGTCTTGTAATTTATTAGATTTGGAATTATTATTTATAACTAAACATTCAAAATTCTCTGTACATTGGTCCATTACCTGACAAAACGATTCAAATGTAGGGAACATACCGGCATAATTTTCCCATATTCGCTTTCTATTCGCTATATATGGTTCACGAAGTATAAATACATAATCAATATTTGTTCTTAAATTTGGAGGAATACCTAATGGATATTGCATTGTAATTATTAACATAATTTTCCAATGTCTACCATTCATAAATAATAATCTCATCATCTTATCTTTTGTCCATTTATTATCATATAAACAATCGTCTAAAATAACAAATGCTCTTGGATCAATACTAGTTCTTTTATATGCCTCCATCTCTTTTTTTATTTGTTTCATTACTGTTTTTTGTCGCTTAAGTATATTTTCTATAATGGCAGTATGGTATTCATCGTGAATAAATAATTTTGGAACATGAGCAGCAAAAAAACCGTTACCTGCTTCAGTTCCTGATATAACTGTTCCAATAGGAATATCTTGATGATAATATAATAAATCTCTTACAAGAAAACTCTTTCCAGTATCTCTTCTACCAATTAATACTACAACTGGACCTTTATTTTCGTCAGGACGGAAACTAATATTCTTCATATCAAATTTTTTCAAGTCTAAACTCATAATTATGATTTAATAAGAAAAAAATAATTAATGAAATACGAAAAAAATAAGTTAGAATTAAGTTTTATATTTATAATAAGAATTATAAAGAATGGACTTTTCTTTATATTATCGGAAAACAAAAAATAATGATTTATTTCATGATTTAGAAGAATCTCAATTAGGCCTTAATAACCTACAGAATTATGTGCCATTATATGAAAAATTTTTTTCACTTAATCCAACCAATTTCAATAGTATAAATTTGAATCAAAAGTATTATCTTAATAAAGTTAACAATACTTTAACAAAAAATACATTAAATGTAAATGTATCCGACAATTCAAATAATATCTTACATCGAGAGATATTTTGTAAATTCTCGCCACTACTTGATCCATTAAAATTTTTAACTGGTAAATATGATTTATCGGCAAATATACCGATTGAATTACCAATATATAATTCAAATAACAAATTTCCTAAACTATTAGATAAAAATAATAGTGCTTATGTAGACGCATTTTTTACATATTTATCTAGTCAACTACTTCATCAAAATAATTTTATAAATAGTATTGATTATTACGGTGCCTTTATAGGGAAACAAGAAAAATTTTTATATAATATTGTAGATGACCTTGAATATCTTAATGATTGTGATTATTTTCATAGTAATAGAAATGTATTTTTTAATCTAGAAACTGATGATTATAGCGAGTTTTTCAATATCAATTCTAGAACAAATAAAAAAAAATTATTATTAATGATAAAATAGACAAAATACAAATTGATTCATTTAATAATGACGACTTTAAAATTTTTACTAGTTCAGATGATACTAATACACAAATTTATGATTTAAGTGAAGTATGTATTTATAATTATTCATTAAAAAAATCTAATGATTCCGATTCAGAATCATCATGTAGTTCAAAATCGTCAAATACAATGGATGAAATTAACAGTGATTGTGGTTCAGAATGTTCTGATGATAATGAGGATTCGGATAGCGATGATGGGGAAGAACATGATGTAATGTGTTCATTATATGATTTCCCTATTCAAATGATTTCTTTGGAGAAATGTGATAATACATTGGATTATTTAATGGAAAATGATTTATTAAACAACAAAGAATGGATTTCTTGTTTATTCCAAATAATTATTAGTCTATCAACATTTCAGAAAACTTTTTCATTTACACATAATGATTTACATACGAATAATATTATGTATATTACCACTGAAAAACAATTTTTATATTATTGTTTTAATGGAATTTATTATAAGGTTCCCACTTATGGAAAGATTTATAAATTAATCGATTTTGGAAGAGCTATTTATAAATTTAATGGACAAACAATGTGTAGTGATAGCTTTCACCAAAAAGGTGATGCTGCTTCTCAATATAATTGTGAACCATATTTGGATGACAAAAAACCTCGATTGGAACCAAATCCTAGTTTTGATTTATGTAGACTAGCATGTTGTTTATATGATCATTTTATTGAAGACCTGTTTGAAGCAGAAATCATTATTAAAAAGAATAAAATAGCATCATTGATAAATTCTTGGCTAATAGACGATAAAGGAAGAAATATACTATATAAAACAAGTGGAGAGGAACGATATCCTGAATTTAAATTGTATAAAATGATAGCTAGAACTATTCATAAAGCGGTTCCTTCAAATCAATTAGAAAATCAAATATTTAAAGATTTTATCGTAACAAAAAAGAAAATTAACAAATCTAAAACAGTTATGAATATAGATAAGTATCCTGTATTAGTATAATTGGAATTTTTATATAACATAAATTATATAAAAATTATTTAAAATGTTGGATTATCAACAAAAGCCAATGTGGTTTTTGAACTCCCCGTTGATTTAGATGGAATATCAAATTGAGAATACAAATAAATTCCGATAACTGAAGTAAAATATACGACTAGTGTTTCTTTTACGACATCTTTTAATGGTTTCTTTTCATCTTCTGGAACAAACTTCATCTCTAAAAATTTATACAAAAAGAACACAGTACATATGGCTAAAGCATAAATAAAAACTTCCTGCATTTACATTAAACATAAATAAAGTTACTATACTTTTAACGAATTATGTTAATATCTCAATCTCTTCTAATCCAAGAGGAACCTTATTGAGTTCTTTTGGTTTTTCTAAATCATGAACATCCAATTCAGTTAACTTGATTTTTTCTCCAATGGTTATTTTATCATCATCGTCATCATCTTCCATCTCTTCTAATTTTCTTGCTTCATTTCTCTCATTACTAATTTGTTCTAATCGTTCTTCTGTTTTTGGAGCAATAATTTCTTCTATTTTATTATCTAAATCTACTGCTCTATCAACATCATCAAATTTAATTGAGTCTTTTTTATCGTATTCGCTTTCATTTTCTAAAGGAGCTATCTCTAGAGGAGTTTCATCTATAACATTACTAGAATCCACAGTAACATCATCTACATTTTGTGATTCAACTTCTTTTTCTTCTACAGGTTCTGTCGAAATAATTTCTTCAGTTTCTTCAACTTGAACATCATCTTCAACTGTTTCATCAAGATATACTTTTAATATATCTTCTACTGGAATATTATCACGAATAGAATTTAAAATTTGTTCTCTCACAATTACTTCTAATTCTCTGTTATGTTTTTGAATTTGTAAAGGAGTTATATTTTTTTCAAACAAATATATATTTGTATACATCTTTCTTGCTGTGTTAATGTATACTTTATGAATAAAATTTTCTAAAGAAGGAACACTAATATCAATTTTCTTTTGTTGATTTCCTACACGCATACAAGTTAGACTTTTCAACTGAATAATATGAACACAGCTAATTAAATCAGTTAAATATCCACAATTACTTTTTTCTACAATTCTATTTGTTTCTTCTGTTACAATATTAGGATTCCACTTTGGAACTCTAGCTAAAAAATTTTGAAAAGTCATTAGATATTTCTCTAATTCATCATTTTCATCACATAATTTCCAAGATTCATCAAAAATCGATCTAAATCCTTCAATTACTAATGGTGTCAGAATGTTAATTAGGCGCGCACACCATTCATTTCTTGACTCTTGGAGACTGGTTATAGAATAATCATCCATTTACATAAACGAAATATTTTCTAAAGTATAATCCGAACGCTTTAATAAAAAATGAAGTATAGAAGACATTAATAGTTTCTCTTCTCTAAATTCTTTCTTAATTTTCTGAATATAAACCAAATATTCATATTTTTTTAATGTGTCTATATCTAAATCTTTAATGTATTCTATTATATCTAAAGCAGAATACCCTTTTTCATATAAATTTTCACTTATAGAATGAATATCTTTTTTGTTTATTTTTTCAAAATCGCCTTTGAATTTATTTTTTTTTTGCTTATTTAATTTTATTATAGAGAATGTTTTATCTAAATTATATTGATGTAAATTTACTTCTTTATTATTTACCATTGGTTGAGGAATAAATATTTCACAGAAACGAGACAATATAGGTCGTAATAATTTATATTTATCATCAACTATAATAAAAAATCTTGTCGAATGACTAAACAATTCAATACATCTTCTTAATGCCGATTGAGCATCAATAGTTAATTTGTCTGCGTTTAATAGAATAATACTCTTAAAAATAGAACCTTCTTGTAAATTAATATTTGTTCTGGCAAAAAATTTTAATTCTTCTCTAATAAATTTAATACCTTTTCCATGAGCACAATTAACAGTCATTATATAATTTTTAATCATAAGTTTGTCATTCCTATAAATTTTTTTTAAGAAGTTGAACAATATAGTTTTTTTACCACAACCAGAAGTTCCATGAAATATAATATTGGGAATTTTTTTATGTTCTATAAAATTATCTAATTTATCAGTTATATCTTTATGAATTGTTAGTGACATTAATATATTAATAATTAGTTACTTTTTAACTAATTATTACTTATTTATATTTTCGTTTCATTGATTTATTGTTTATTCTCTTTTTATTTTTTGTTTTTTTATTCTTTTTTATTTTTTTCCCTCCTTCAAAGGCTACTTCATAGAAAATAAATTCTGGTATATCATTATTTGTATTACATTCTAAAAAACCACATATTTCTTTACATTCTCTCATTATATATGTTAATCGTTCATTTTCAATTTCAATTTCAATTTCGTTATCAAGAGGACATTTATCTAAATTTGTTCCACCTGTTCCAACAATATATTGCTGAATTTTCATATTTGATTCTTCATTTATTTTGAGCGAAATACTACCTGATTGGTATAAATGTATATCCGCAGATAAATAAAAGTAATTTACACTATCTTTCAATGACTCGTATATTTCTTTTAATACATCATCAAAAATAATAATGTCTTCAACAGTTTTATTTTTACTTTTTTTTAATTTTAATCCTATTATCGGATGATGTCCAATGATTATTAAATTTTTAATTTCACCATCATAATTTTCTATAGTTTCTTTAATGAATTCTAGTTGTTGTGTTTGTAGTTTTTCAATAGTAATAGACTCATCGTGTAAAAAAGCTTTATAACAAGGTAAAAATAATTCTGCTGCAGACTCATACATACTTGTATCAATCATTAATACCAAAGTTCCATTTTGTAACATTTTTTCATGTGATAATTTATAGTCAATCTTTCTATTGTCTCCAATAGCTATGTTTTCATATTCAATTACTTTACAATCATTTTCTGAAACAGGATTTTCTAAATTATCAATAAATAAATTATTCTCTCCTGTATTTGTTTCCAAATCGTGGTTACCTAATATCATATATATATCCACATCTTTGGGTAAATATTCAAATCCTAAATTCAGTTTTTCTGGAATTATAATTTTCTTTTTTTCACCATCATCGAATTCTTTAATTGTATAATAATTATCACCGGCAACACTCAAAAAATCTATTATTGGTAAGCTATCTAGTCTTTCGTTTAATCTTGTCATTACATTTTTAAGACAACCTTTATTAAGATTATTCCAACATCCAAAATGTATAAAGTTGCTCATATTAAATTAAGTATTTATAATAAAATTGAAATAAATTAATTTAATAATAAGTTATTAAATTAACAATGAAGGTAACGAATACTGATTTACTAAAAAATAAATATAAATATTCAATTGAGATTCTTGAAGAAAATATTGAACATCTTGATGAAAAAATACTATTAGCAACACAAAAACTCACTCCAGAATTTTGTGTTAAATATATATTGGATTTAGATATTGAATCAGGTGGAGAAGAATCATATATATTTGATGTTTGTTATATATTAGCATTTCAAAAACATATAACTAAAAAAGAATTAAAAGACTTAATAACTACTTAGACTTTTGGTATAAGGATTTTGTTTAAATGCTGTTAAGATATCAGGATTAATTCTATCACAGTCTTGACAATTATTATAATATTGAGGAACATTTATTTTTCCATATGTTTCTACAGATGGAATAGCTCCATTTATTCCGTTATTTCCGTTTCTAACCCACAATCTGTTATTATTTCTGTCTTGGTCCATTTTATCAATTTGAACTTTTTGGTCGTGATTCATCATAGACATACCACCTTGATTAGGTCTATTTTTATATGTTTTATTTACATTATTGCGTTGGTTATAAGCAGCATTATATAATGCTACACCAGTTCCATTACCACCATCACCATAATATTCACAGTTAGTTGTATCTCTTTCCTGTTCAGTTGCTTGTTGTTGACTAACAGTATAAGCGCCATCTTTTTGTCCTTCTACATTTAAATGATTATTATCTAATAATCCTACAGTGGTCTCCTTAATAGTGGTAGGAGCTCTATCAGCAGGATTCCAAACTCTAGCAGCAGCTACATGACTTTGAACATTACCTGTAGGATTAATGTTACCAATAACATTTTCTTTTCGCGATGGTCTTAATACATCTAATAATGGAGCAA